TTTTTTCCCGCCTACTTTTAATTCTGATTGTTGTTTTTTATTTAATTCTTCTTCCTCCTTTTTTTTACGTTCATCATCTCTCTTCTTTAAATATAAAAACCTTTCTTTTTCTTCTAAATTTTTTCTGATTATATCCTCTTTTTTCTTTTCTTCCTCTTCTTTCTTTTTTTTCTTTTCTATTTCTAATTTTTCTCTTGCTTTATCATATTCACTTTTTGTAACAATATTTTGTTTTGGTTTTTCAAATAAATTTAATGATACATCAAAATAATACATAAATTGATTTTCTAATTCTTTTGCTTTCTCGCTACAAGATAAGCGAGTAAAATCTGCCTGTGTTGGTTGCTCTGAACCAGCAGGAATATCAAGGAAAGTCAGTTCTAAATTACCAATATATATTATCTTTACTTTACTAGATAAAGTCTGATAACTATTAGATAAGGCATTATAATTATCGGTATTTTTATATTCATTATATGATTTTTCTTGATAATCGTTGTCTATATAATTGCTTTTAACAATAACAAAATTTTGATTTCTATATGAATATTTAGATTTATCAGGAAAAAAAATACTTTTTATAAGTTTTATATTATTATTTAATAATGCTTTTTTTTTCTTTTCATATTCAGGATCTCTTTTATCTAATATTTCCTGTTTAGTTGCGATATAATCAACTAACGTATTAAAATCTGAATATGATGTCAATAATTTTTTATAATCGCCGTTAATGTAAGAGTAATGTAAATCATTCATTGTTAACTTTACACTGGGCGTAATAAACATAAACGCCGGATCGGGCATGCTATCATATTTTTCTTTTTTTTCTAATTCTTTAAATTTTGTGGTTTTAATTATAAATTGTAACCCTGAAATGACTGGAATAGGGGTTAAAGTTAATTCTATATGTGCAATATAACTTTTATCTATTTCAATGCCCTGAACTGATTTTTTTATATCATTAATTTCATATTGACCGTCAATATAACTACTGCTATTAACACGATATCTATAGTCTTTTATTTTAAATGTAGATTTTTTAGGGAAAAATATATTTTTAATGAAATTAATATTAAAATTTAAATTACTTATTATAGTTTCTTTATCTTCAATTTGCGTCTCGCCGTTTTTTTCTATAGACTCTTTTACAAATTGTTTAAACTTATCATAAGAAGTAAGAGCAGATTTATAATCATCATTATCATAAGAAAGTTGTTTTGCGAATTTTATACTAGGAGTAATAAATATATTACCTTGCGAAGCAGACTCTTCGCTTGTATATGTTATTTCTTCCTTATCATCTTTTGTATATTTTCCCTTTGTTTTAATTTTAAAAGTTATTACACCAATCATAATATTATATTAGTGTAATAAAATAAATTATTATATATATTAAATTAAATTAATGTGGAAGTAGTAGCCAAATGACTTAAAAATGCCCCTTGAACATTTTTTTTTCTCTGTTTATCTGCTCGTTTTAATATTTCTAGTGCTTTTTCTTCTTCTTGCGTTGAAATGTATCCATCATTATTAGTATCTATTAATGCTTTAATTCGTTTCATGTGGTCAGGTATAATACAATGTTTACTTTCTTCGTGAAATAAAATATTAGATATTATAAAAAAAGAAGACGTAATAATAATTGATAATAAAATATCGCGTGTAGCCGTAAAAGAAATCGCAAATATTATCAATTCGCGTGTTACTGAATTTCTTAATAGTTGTTCTTGTGTTTTACTAAACCCAAAATCAACGTATTTTGAACCAATATTTAAAGTTAACATCAATGTCGCCATAACTAATTTACTATTATTAACCCCGCTTAAATATCCGTTTAATGATTCAACCATCTTATTAAAGGTGTAGAATATTATTTTATATAATTTATATAAAATAATATTGAGTATAAAATAATTTTGAGTAGTATCTAAAAATAATAATATCTGATTTTCATATAGGAATGAGTTTAGCATTATATGCATCACCAATAAATAATGATGAACCTATAAACAATAGTATGAACAATAGTATGAACAATGCTATGAATAATAGTATGAATAATAATAACATTGATAAAAAACGTAATTTCAGGAAGACTATTAAAAATAGGTCACCCCCACATGTTCAGAAAATGATTAAAACTATATATGAATCTTTTGGCGATGAAGAAAATGATATAGCGGATTTTACCCCTCCCCCCCATGCCGAACAAACAAAAATACCCCAAAATAATTATTCAAGCGAATTACTTGATAATAAAAATTTAGGAATATCTGAAAATTCTGAAAATGATACTAGTGTAAATAAAGAAGCATTTAATACATTACCCAGTACATATGCTAATGATTATTATAAACAGTATGTCCCTTATTATAACCAAATGAGTCAAAATAGTGGAAATAAAGACCAATTGCTGGAAAAATTAAATTACATGATTCATTTGCTAGAAGAACAGCAAGACGTAAAAACTGGACATGTGATGGAAGAAATCATATTATATTCCTTTTTAGGAGTGTTTATGATTTTTATTGTGGATTCTTTTGCGCGCGCTGCGAAATACACTAGATAAATATAAATATTAATAAAAAATCAATACATTCTTACACGGCACGGTATAACAAGCATAATTATATAAAAAAAATGCCGTCGGACTTTTAAATAATACATTTAATAAATTATTTCGTAAATATTCTATAAGTTTTCCTGATTGTCCAATGTCTTCTATTAAAAGTATATTTGTTTTTAATTTTTCTTTACACTTATTGAGAGAAATATTAAAGCCGGTAATATAAGCATTAAGCTTATCAAGACTTTTATCATACAATGAAAAAAAACATTCAATCGCTTCCTCCTTATCATAAAACAGACTAGGTCGTCTAAACGCATACGCCGCTGTAATATTTCCATTTTGTAGAACTCCATAAATATAAATGTTTTCTGTTTTAATCATATTTAACATATTAGATAAATCCGGCATAATAATACAATCAAAATTTTTAGACTGCGAATAGATAAAATTTACAAATAAAGTTAATTGGTTTGGGCCAATTTCTATAACATTAAGAACACCTGGATTCATTTTTTCTAAAATACTTATATTAAAACATACCGTTTTATAGGTGGTTATTGGGACAATCGCATTTAATTCTCCCTCCCGTTTAAATAAACAGATTTTTATTTTCGGGTTGTTTTTTCTAAGATTATAATAATGTGTTTGAATTGTTTTTGGCGCGATTCCATCCTTTCTATAATCGGGATGAACACATAAATTGTCTACATAATACAAGGTAAATGGAGATTTTCCCTTTAAAGTTATATTCAGCGGTCGGGCAGATATGACCGATATAATATCATCTAATACGCTAGAGGGTTCATCCTTTTCAAATAATAATTTGGGTGTTTGATAAATAGAGAGATAAGATTCATTATTAGAAGATTTAAGATATTCAATTATGTTCTTTTTAGTAGGAATATATTTTGCGTTAGGTGATTGAACATAATATGCTTTAATAAAATTACAAGCACGGTCAAGTAACGTCTCATTTATATCCGATATTCCATAGGTTTTAATGTCTAATATATTTGTATACTTGTTTATTTCCGGCTCTCGGTCAAGTATAAGACCAGGTGGATTAAACCAATACGAAATATTATATATATGAAATACTGGCTGAGTGTACCAAAATTTCATTTTAATTTTTATATAGGCCATTAAACTTATATAAATAATTAATACAAATACTATCAAATATATAAACCACATTGTTAATATACTTGATAGAGTTGAAATATGTCTATTTTTAACTAATTAAATTAATTAAAATATTTAATTCGGTTTCTGTAAAATATAAATAAATTGATTTTCATATTGACATTTCATCATATCTATTTTCACATCTAAAATAAATCCGGCATCTTTGGCTATACTTAAGATCTCTTTCTGCGTTTCCATATAGAAATTATGTTCATTTTGCCTTACACCGCCATTATTCTTTTTAAAGGTTTCATTAAACACAGCAATATTTTCTTTTTCCTTTAAATTAAAATTTGCTTTGTATTCAAATTGGTCAAAATTAACCACTGACGAGGTTATACGTTTTTTCGCGTAATCTTGGGGCGAAACTATACCAAAAGGACTGCCCGCCGGAATAATCGGGTCAAACTTGTTCCGGTCAACTAAATGTAACGCTAAAAACCCGCCCGGTTTCAACCAGTTCATACAATTATTAAAAAACATACGTTTATCCTTCATATAATACAAGGTAAAGTAAAGACACATAATGTGTGTAAACGTATTCTGCTGGAACGCCATGGAGGATAATACATCTACATTTTGATATTCCATATCAGGATAATTTTCTTTTGCCTTTTTAATCATCGCCTGGGAGGTGTCTATCCCGATGGCTTTATAGCCATTGTCACTAAGATTTTTAACATGGTGTCCAGTGCCTGAACCAATGTCTAATATATAACTTTCTTCTGTGGGTTTTGTGCTATTAATAATCTGTCCTATTTCAAAATTATCTTTTAATTTACTAAATACTAAATCATCGTAAATATTAACATAGAAATCATCATAGACATCCGTGCCTTTTTTCACGATAAATTCATTTGTTCGCTCTTCAAAGCCTTCCTTGTTCTTAATGCCAAAGGTTGCTATTATATTTAAAATTATAAATGCGGTTAATGTATAAAATATTTTCTGCAATAAAGTGGTTTTATAAAAAGATTTAAATGATTTTTTTATTGAAGATATAATATTCGTATATGTTTTCATAAATGTATTCATCTGTGTATATGTATTATAGTTATTTTTTTTGTATATAATTGTTTTATATGAACGATATTGAAATTAATGATAAAAGACAATCCATGGATTTTAAAGGAGAAACTTTTTCTAAATTTCAAAAATCTAGAGTAAAAACCGAACTAATAAATTCGCTTGTTTCTTCAAAAGTTGAACCAGCCTGCTATTGGTCTGCTGAATTAATTTGTGCAGGACAGTTTGGCGATTTATGGGATATTATTATACTTTTTATTAGTCGTTATATTCATTTAGGTAATCCTAAATTGCCTATATATATCTCTCTTAGATTCAAAAATTTTAAGGATATTTTATCTAATGGTTACACTGACAACGAATTAAGATTAAGAAATAACCCCAAAATAAGACAATTATTTTCAGAGATTATTTGCGTTTTATGTCATTCTAGGAAAAAACACAGTTTTGAGCCCATAAAAATAAAAAAAGAGGATGAATTTAATATGTCGCATATGGCGTCACGTTTAAAAGCGCCATCAATCACTTATGGCAATAGTGTGTTTAGAAAAGACGACCCTAAAGAACTTTATATTGCCATAAATGAATTTTCTTATCATGTTTCGCCTGAATCTAAAAACGTGGTCTCCGCTTGTTATTGGCTGGAATGGTTGTTAGAATTTGAATCTATTTGTAAACAAAAAAAAGATCATTGTGTGTGCGAAAATAGACACTTTGCGCCTGTACAAACAAAATTTCAAAATGATACTATCTGGATTGTTTGGGAAGTCATTATAAATGAAGGAAAAAATAAAAATATTCCTATTATCAATAAAATAATTAATGCTTTATTGGAAATGTTTAGCATTAAATATACGAGTGGCGTTAAAAAGAGAAGAAAATTTATCATCTATTTTGCGATTGCTTTATTAACTGAGACGGTAGATTTACATATAGATATGATTCATAATAAAGAAGAAATAGATACTATTGTGAAAAAAATAGGAATCGTGTATAAAGAAATAAAAAAAAATGAAATAACCCCTGAAACAGATTATCTTTTTAACGGATTAAATGAAAAATCTTCTTTTGATAAAACAATTGAACGGCTGGATAAAATGAATGAATTATTAGTGCCGACTAATACACAATAAAGTAATAAGGCAATAAGGCAATAAGGCAATAAGGCTAAATAAATCATTATAAAATATTAATAATATATTATAATGAGTATTCCAACTAGAGTATTTATTGTGCCTTATAGATCTCGTCCTAATCAAAAAGCAGAATTT